TTTATTCGGATTAACACAATCTTTCTACACAGGAAATAATGTAGTTAATATTACACAAAGTTGGACAGGTTCAACTCCATCACTTTTAGGACCTGTAGTATTTACTGAATCTGCTCAATATGAATTTTACAATGGTGAATTAAGTGGATCTATTTTAGAAGTAGAAAATGGAGAATTAAATGAAGCTAATCCTTATAAAATGGCTTCAACACAACTTTTAAGCTACCTAAGTTCAGGATCAGTAGCAACTAACCCTGGAGCTGGAGTAATTTATTGGACAGGTACTATTGGATATGATGGTTCAAATTATTTTAGATATGTTAATCAACTTTACATAAATGAAGTAGACAACGATGGTGTTAATATCCAAACAGCTTTATCTAATTTACAAGCTGGTAATACTATCCAATTTACAGTAACTGGCTCAGTAAATGACCCAGTCCCTGATGCTTATTATCCATACGGCACTACTTTAACAGGTTTAATAACTTCAATCTCTCCAGTAAATGCAACTGTTTGGAAAATTACTTTATCCGATAATTTAAACTTTAGAGCTACTTTTTATACAGGTAGTTTTGGATTTAATTATATTAATCTCCCTGGTCAGGTTCAAAATTCAATTGTAAATTTAAATCCATTTTTAAATGATAATGCAAATTTTGATAATTCGGATTTTAATCCATTAATCAGTAATGCTTTAATTTCAAGACCTAATTCACAATTTTTTGATGTTGATTTTGCTACAAGTAATGTAATAGCTGTAAATAAAACAGTAATAGTAAATGCTTCACGAGGTACAGGAAGTGCAACTCCATCAACAACTCCCGCATCAAATTACACAACTGCAAGAATAGCTAATCCAAGATATGATGGATGTGAAAATACTTCTCCTGACTTCAATGTAGGATATAGTAGTAGTCTTCCATCTGTTGAAGTTGATGGAGCGTACTTTGCTTATTTTGACTGGGTAGGAGGAACTACTCCTGAAGTTATTAATAAATCTGGTTTTCATATTAAATATTTGATAGATGTTAATGGAAATGTTTTGACTCCTAATTTGACGGGTTCATATTACTATAACCTAATTAGAACATTTAACGAACAATACCCAGCAAATGTTATATTTCAAGCCGGAGAAACTTCAGGAAATGTTCAACCTTTACAAGGTATTAAATCTGTTATAAAAGGTGGAGCTCTAGCTCAAGCTGTTATATTTTCGCAAACAGGAAGTATTGCTGCTCAAGCTTTATTAACAATGTCTTTTAGTGATACAACTCCAAATACTAATTACGGAATAATATCCGGAATTGGACCTCAAACTTTTGATCCAAATACAATATATGTTGAAGACATTACAACTGTTACCTCTAGTTCCACAGCAACCACAGCATCTTTAACAGGAGTAACAGGAAATTATATAGCACTACAAACTACTGATGCTAATGTTCAAGTAATTCCTCAAATGTATTTAAGTTATTCCTTTGGAAATTTCTCATCTCCAATAAGTCCTTCAACAGTTATTCACTATATCCAAAAATCAACAGACAATGGAACATCATGGACTGATTATTATAGTCAAAGTTTTAGTTTATCAAATAATACTCAATACCAAAGAACTCTAATAGCTCCCCCAGATAATGCCATCTCAGGCAGTAGATATAGAGGAGCAACAATTCTAAATAGTAGTAATATTGCTTTTATTTTTCAAAACACAGGTAGTTTATTATTAGCACAAAATCCCCCAGTAAGTGCTAGTGTTACTTCATCTTTCTGGGCTACAGGTTCTAGTTCACCTAGTATTTTAACAGGATCTCAATTTAATTCTTCAATTTATGGATCTTTAACCCAACAAACAGTTTCAGGTTCAGGGTATGATTCTCCTTATCAATTATTTACAGTTCAAGCCGGTGATGAAATTAGATTTAGTGCTAATGAAAATCAAGTATATCAAATTATTGGTGTAAATCCACCTACTGAAAATGCACAAAATTCTTTATATTTAACTTTAGATAAACCTATACTAACAGGAACTAATTTAAATTCTTTCTTATTAAGAAGATTTGTACCCAATCCTAATTTTGTAATTATTAATGCCGACAAAACTAATGAAGTAGGAGGAGGACCAGGATTCTTATTACCTGAATATGCTTCTCAAGATATTTTAGATAAATTTGATAATATTGTTGCAGATCTTACCGAAAAAGGACTAATTTAATATATTTATAACATATAACAATAAAAAAACATGGGATATTTAAATAATACCGTAGTAACAGTAGATGCAATTTTAACCGATACTGGTCGTCAATTATTAGCACAAAATGATGGTTCATTTAGAATTACTCAATTTTCTTTAGCTGATGACGAAATTGATTATACACTTTATAATCCAAACCACCCATCAGGTTCTGCATATTATGGACAAGCAATTGAAAATATGCCTTTATTAGAGGCATTTCCTCAAGCAACACAAGTAATGAAATATAAACTTGTAACTTTACCTCGTGGAACAGCTAAAATGCCTATTCTTGATTTAGGTTACAATGCAATTGTGATTAAACAAGGTGCTTCATTAGCTATTACTCCTCAAACATTAAATTATTTAGGAGGCAATACATATGAAACCAGTGGTTATACAGCTACTATTTCAGATGTTCGTTTATTTAGTACATTTGAAGGTGTAGGTATTAATACACCACAAGCACAAGCACTTAATACTACCACAACTTTAGGTACTTCAGTATCTAAAACTGTTGTTGGTACAACAATTAATATTAAAGCAACAACTGTCAATACATTATTTGGAAATAATACTCAATTACAAGCTACGTTAACTGTAGAAGGTAGAGATTCAGGTGCCAGATTAACAATTCCAGTAACAGTAACTAAAGTATCTTAAAATATAAAATATGTCATTCACAAGATTAGAGCCAACCGATTTTGTAATAAGTACTGATGCTATTTCATCTACCTTATTTTCAAATAACGCTCCTGCATTAACAGCAGCTTTTACCTCCTCAGCCCAAGTTGCTGGTTCTACAGGTAATTATTATATAAATGTATATAATTCAGCTACAACAGAATCAGTTCAATTTGCTATTGCTTATGGTAATTCAGTTGGTAGTGGTAGTTTAAACTATAATTCCTCAGTAAATGGATATTCTCCAACAAGTACTATTTACGGTCAGTGGCAAGATTTAGTATTAGGAGATGAAAATTCTGATTTTATTTTTGGTGCTATTACTTCATCTGAGTTTTATGCTTTAACTTTTGAAAGAGCTAGATATAAAGATTCATTATTTTTAGGATCACTTTCATTAACCCTTTCAGCTTCAGGAGGAACAATTACTTTAACAGATAATAGTGCTTATGTATCTTCTGTTCAATTCACCGAGGCCGGAAGAGTTTTTCAATTAATCACAGGTTCTACAGGAACCAGAGCAACTATTACTTCAAGAAATACATCAGATGGTTACTCAGCAAACTCAGGATCTTATGGTTGGTTACTCCCAGACATTGGAACAATTTTATTAAATCCAAAAGCATTAGGGGCACCAGCAATTAGTGGAGGTATTGCTTTTACATATAGTGGTTCCGCATCAGCATCAGCTGCTCCTAATTTAAGTCCCAATGCTTCATTATATAATTCCTTAGTTCAAGCATTAACAGGAGGTTCAAGTAATGATTTTTATATTAATGCTCAAGAATCTATCACTTCAGATTTTATTTTTGTAAGACCTAAAAGTGTAGAATATAACTACTCAGAAAACCCATCATTTATTTCAGGATCTACTGGTGAAGTATTTTTTCCATCATTTATTAATAATCCACAAACATACATTACAACAGTAGGTTTATATAATGATACAAACCAATTATTAGCAGTTGCTAAATTGTCAAGACCTTTACCAAAAGATTTTACAACAGAAGCATTAATCCGCGTTAAGCTAGATTTTTAAAATGAATGGGGGCCTACAAACAATTCTTAGCATCGGATATTATAATAACCCCGTTTGAGGTTAGTAAAGGATTTTCTTACAAAGGAAATGAATTAACAGGATCAGATGTTGGTATTGATAGGTATTTAGGAACTAACATTACTGGAACTTTATTTGATCCTAATACTGATCCTTTAACAGGTGTAGTTTCACCTCAATATCAAAGATTAGTTTATAATTCAATTAAAGAATTATATTATTCAAATTATTTAAGCTCCAGTTATGGCAGCCCAGCAAATACAGCAAGTTTAGTCCCAGGAAATGATGTCGCAGGAAACGCACTTACAGGTTCAGCAGATTCATCCGGAAGATATTTTAATTATAATCAAACTACATTAACGTTTGAAAAATATTTTCCAACAGGAGCTAATGATGTTATAGGAGTATTATCTATTCCTTCTCGTTTATATGGAAATTATATTTTACCTAATTCTTTTACATGGTCAGGTGTAAGTGGTTCTATATATGATGATGGTGAAGGCAATTTAATTTATTCATCCTCAGGTGAAATTTGTGGACAAATATTTTATCCTCAAGGTTTAGCTGTAATTACAAGTGACTCTAATCCAGGAGCAGATGGTTATGGAGTAGCATTATATGGTTCGGGAGTTTATGGAGTTGGTGATAGTGCTATTATTGATGGTTTTATTACAGGATCAAATGTAACTTGTTCATTTTCTTCTTCTCTTACAATATATGAAACTCAATATCAATGTACTATAAGAGATAATGAATATAATTTTACATTAAATCCATCTTCAACATCAGGAAGTACATCTATTACAAGTTCAATAGGAACATTTTATACTCCGGGACAATTTTTAAATAGTAATATAACAGGTTCTTCTTTTAGTCCTTATATTACAACTATAGGATTATATGATGAATATCAAAATCTATTAGCAGTTGGAAAATTATCCCAACCACTTCCTATTTCACCTACAACAGATACTACAATACTTATAAACATAGATAGATAATATTATGGCAACTTTAAATTCATCAAATATATCAAATGGTAATACAATCCAACCAAATGATTTATTACAATTATACGATGCATTAACACCTGGTGGTGGAACAACAGGAGCATATAATGTTTCCATTAGTGGAAGTATAACAGGTTCAGCAACCTCAGCATCATATGCGGCAACAGCATCATTGTTACTTGGTAGTGTAGTATCCGCAAGTTTCGCAAGTACAGCTTCAGCAATCACTACAGCAGTTACTGGTGGTGGTACACATTATTTAACATTTGTTGATCAAGCTGGTACTCGTTTTCCTAAAGTAGCTTCTCTTTTAGAATATAATGCTGCTACTAATAACCTTACAGTTACAGCTTCTCGTGCAACAACTTCTTCTTTTGCTATTACTGCATCTTATGCTTCAAATTCAGCCAATTCAGATTTTGTAAAAGTAACTCCTCAAGGAGGATCTTTAAGAGATATGTATGCTATTGTTGGATATGCTACTTTCTCTTCAGTTGGTACAACTTCAGCATCAGTTGATTGGGTATCAAATTTCCCTACTCTTCCAATTCCTAATGGAATAGGCAATGATTTATTTATAACAGCTAATCCTACTGATGATCCTGCTCCTTCTATTAGAGTTACATGGGATGTGGGAACAGGTGATATAATTTTTTATGATTCAACTGGGATTTATCAAGGGAGTGTAGTCTATACAGGTTATTTACAAGTTTAATATTTAAAAATTTTATGAAAAATTGGTTATATGAAGGTAAAGAGGTTACCTCAATAGAAGAATTACCTCAAGATAGTTTTGGTTTTATATATGTGACTACTCATATTCCGAGCAACCGTGCATACATTGGGAAAAAATCGCTATACCACAATATAAAGCGCAAATTAACCAAAAAAGAATTAGCGGAACAAACCGGACCGGGTCGCAAACCTACCTCAAAAGTAGTTTCAAAAGAAAGCGATTGGAAAACATATTTTGGTTCTGCTAAACCTGTTCAAGCACTTCTTAAAGAAGGTAAACAAGACGAATTTAAACGAGAAATTCTTAAGGTGGTTAATAATAAAAAATTATTAACTTATTACGAATGTAAGTATCTTTTTATGATGGGAGTTTTAGAATATCCCGAAACCTATTTTAACGACAATATCCTAGGAAAATTTTTTACACGTGACTTTGGAGTAGCAAACGAAGATTAGTATATTATCATTATGATAAATCAATCTTTAGTTGCACTGACTAATTCTGTGCTTGGTTTTGGTAAACAAACGGCTCGTGGTAATTATGCTTACCATTGTCCGTTATGTAAACACCATAAACCAAAGTTAGAGGTTAATATGTCTGAAAATTCTAAAGGCGAAAATCCTTGGCACTGTTGGGTTTGTGATAAAAAAGGTAAAAAACTTTATCAATTATTTAAAGCAGTAGAAGTACCACCTGAAACAATGGCTGAACTAAAAGCTATTGTAAAATATGTTGGACCTGAAACAGATATTCAAGTAGAAACCAAAGTTACTCTCCCTAAAGAATTTAAACCCCTTACCAATATCCAGAAATCTAATATTATGGGAAGACATGCTCTTGCCTATATTAAATCTAGAGGTATTACCGAAGAAGACATTTTAAAGTACGGTATTGGGTATTGTGAAACAGGAAGATATGCTAACATGGTTATTATTCCTTCGTTTGATGAACGAGGAACTATAAATTATTTTACAGGTCGTTCATTTGAAAAAGAACCCTCAGTAAAATATAGAAACCCATCAGTATCGCGTGATATCATACCATTTGAGTTGTTTATAAATTGGGAATTACCGCTTATATTGTGCGAAGGACCATTTGACGCCATCTCCATTAAAAGAAATGTTATACCGCTACTAGGCAAAAATATACAAACAAAATTGATGAAGAAGATAGTAATGTCTTCGGTTGAAAAAATTTATATTGCACTTGATAAAGATGCTCAAAAACAAGCTTTAGATTTCTGTGAAAAATTAATGCAGGAAG